AGCTATAAGAATTAAGGAAGCGGACAGCTTCGGCGGTTCGCTTCTGTACATAGCGTACAAGGAGGACACTATGCAATTAAGAATAGACCCGGAATTTGAAAGCAGGATTCCACCACTTACCGATGATGAGTTCAAACAGCTTGAAGAAAACATCTTAGCTGACGGAGTTATCATCAGCCCTATTGTTGTGTGGGGTGGTGTTGTCATCGACGGACACAATCGTTTCCGCATCGTTGAGAGACACCCACACATCACTTTCACAACTTGCGAACGCAGTTTCAGCAATCGGCACGAGGCTCTTGCATGGATTTGTAAAAATCAGCTTGGTCGTAGAAATCTTACCTTTCAGCAAAAGAAGTATCTAATTGGTAAGCAATATGACTCTGAAAAAGCATCTCATGGCGGAGACCGAAAAAGTGCGGAAATAAAATCAAGTGGACAAAATGTCCACTTGATAGCCGACAAGAAAACCGCAGAACGAATTGCCGAGCAAAACGGTATAAACGAGAAAACCGTTCGTCGTGCAGCAGAGTATTCAAGAGCTGTCGATTTAGCCGATGAAGTTGAACCCGGTATTCGCAAGGAAATTCTTTCCGGTGCAATAAAAGCAACGGACGAGGAAATCAAGGCACTTGCAACATCCGCACCCGAAGAAAGACCGGCACTCGTTGAGGAATTGCGAAAACCACCGGAAGAACGACGAAAGGTTCTACCGGAGCGAAATCTGCTGAGTTTGGAGCAGATTGCCGCAGAGCTACCGGACGAAAGCTGCCGTGTATCGCCGGAAAGTATGCTCTATGAATTAGAGGATGCTTTGGACACTTTCACTTTTCGTTGGTCGGTATGTCTCAGCCACAACAGAGATTACTTCTCCGCAGACGAACACCGACCCCAAATCAATCAGCTCGCACAGAACGGGCTGCAGTATCTTAGTCAAATACTTAAAGGAGAGATTCCATTATGAAGACAAATCAGTACAACTACAGACAGATGAAGATTCCCGCTTCTCAGCTTGTTATCCCCAGGGAGACCTATCAGCGACCCTTTACCTCTAACCGTGCGAAAGAAATCGCCGCAAACTTCGATGAGCGTATCGCCAACGAACCCAAGGTCAGCTATCGTGATGGCAAGTATTTTGTGTTCGACGGACAGCACACCGTCGCAGCTCGTGTGATGCTCAACGGTGGGAACGACCTGCTTATCACCTGCAAGGTGTACTACGGCATGACCGAAAAAGAAGAAGCCCTGCTGTTCGCACAACAGACCGGCATTTCGGCTCCGCTTTCCGCAGGTGCTCGTATCAGAGCAGAGATTTTCGGGGATGACCCCATCGCCGCCGCTTTCTTCGTAGCGAATGAAGCTATCGGGATTCAGCTCGACTACGACCACGCTCGTGGCTTAGACCGTATCGGGTGCATCAAGACAGCGTTCAATGCTTACAAGCGTATCGGAGAGGAACGCTACAAGGAAGCTATGACCATTCTCAAAACGGCTTGGGATGGTGAACCCGATTCTTTCCGAACGGAAAATGTTCTCGCCATCACCTATTTCGTTGACCTTTACCACGACCAGTATTGTCCTCAGAGACTTGTTACCCAGCTCCACCGTTCCGACCCTATGACGATTTACAGAGAAGGACGAGCTATCGGCGTTAATCTGCCGGGTTACAAGAAGTACCTGTTCCAGTTGCTTTGTATCTACAACGGCAACAGTAAGAAATACTCTCTCCCGATGAAATTCTAAAACCACGTTGCGACCGTTCAAGCGGTCGCTTTACATATCCGATTTGGAATGTAGAAAGGAACCGTTATATGAAAGACACTTGGTTATACCGCCGTGGTGATATTTACCTCGTTGACCTTGGTACACACTACGGCTCCGAGCAAGGGGGCTGCCGACCTGTCCTTCTTATACAAAATAATGTAGGAAACTATTACGGTCCCACACTAATCGTAGCCCCCATCACTTCTCGGCATTTGAAAAAAGCTAAACAGCCTACCCACTTTGCCCTTGTAGGCGTTGATAATCTCGTCAGCCCGTCTGTCGTACTTGCAGAACAGATTCTCACCATTGATAAGTCAAGGGTAATTAAATATGTAGGAAAGGTCTCCAACGAGCAGATGCGTTCCATCGACAAGGCAATCAAAATCAGCCTTGGGATTGACGTTTGAAGCTCGTTTTCTTTTTCCCACAGCATAAAAAGGAAAGTTCTGGCTAATAATAAGTATCGAAAGGCGGTGCAAGTATGATTGAAAGAACCCAGACCCACAAAGATTTGCTCGCTTCTCTGGTTGACATTCGTGATGTCAAAATTGACCGTTCACTCCCCATCGAGGACAGAGTGAAGTCCTATGTAGAGCAAGTAAAGAACCCCTATATGTTCAAAGTCGGCAACACCGTTGTCCGTGTATCATACGCCGACACCAACAGAACGATGAACGACAATTTCGTGAACATGATTGCGGCGATGTAATGGAAAATATTACATCGCTGTATTATTCCCGACAAACTGGATTTTCGCATCCGAGTATAGTATAATAAGGACGGACAAAAAATCAGCGGAACTCCGTTTGTTTGGGCTTGACCCCAAATAAAAGGAGTGGCGTTGTTATGCAAAAATTAAATGATAAGATTTATCATGCCGCCATCTACCTAAGATTATCGCAGGAAGATGGCGACATTTCTGTTTCTGACAAAAACGAGAGTAACAGTATCTCGACCCAGCGTGATTTGATTCACGCCTATCTGCAGAAGCAGGCAGACATACTCTATGAAACAGAGTTTTGTGATGATGGTTATACCGGAACCAACTTCGACAGACCGGGCTTTACGGATATGATGAAAGCCGTGCGTGAAAAACGTGTGGATTGCATCGTCGTAAAAGACCTTTCCCGTTTCGGGCGTGATTATATCGAATCCGGTAAATACATTCAGAAGATTTTCCCGATGCTCGGCATCCGCTTCATAGCTATCAACGATGGCTACGATTCAGCCGACACAGGAAATCAGAGCAACGATTTCGTTCTTCCGTTCAAGAACCTAATCAACGATTCCTACTGCCGAGACATTTCTATCAAGTCTCGCTCCAATCTGGAAGTGAAACGAAGGAATGGAGAGTTCGTCAACAACTTTGCAGTATTCGGCTATATGCGTTCTCCCGATGATAAGCACAAGCTCGTCGTGGATGAAGAAGCTGCCGTAATCGTGCGTAATATCTTCAACTGGAAACAGGAAGGTTGGAACGCACAGCAGATTGCGAACCACTTGAACAAGCTCCACTTTCCGTCTCCGATGGAGTATAAGAAGAAATGCGGTCAGAACTACCGCACGAGCTTCAAGACCAAGACAACAGCTCAATGGAGTGCCGTTGCCGTTCTCCGTATCTTAAAGAACCCCGTTTACACGGGCGTTCTGGAGCAAGGCAAGACCACTACACCTAACTATAAGGTAAAGACCAAGGTTGTCAAAGATGAATCCAAGTGGGCACGAGTTGAAAACGCTCACGAAGCGATTATAACCCCTGCTCAGTTTGAGCTTGTACAGACCGTGCTCGGCATGGACACTTGCAGAGCCGAAAACAACGATGAAATCTATCCGTTCTCCGGTATGATTTACTGTGCCGATTGTCAAAACCCTATGCTCCATCGTGCGGCAACGTCGGGCGGCAAGAAGTATCACTATTATGTGTGCTCCGGCAATAAGCGAGACAAAAATAGCTGTACCACCCACAATATCAAGTGCGACTTGGTTGAGGAAGTGGTTCTCGCTACGGTGCAGGCTCATATCAGTATGGCAATCGACATTGACAATGCTATGAGCCAAATGGATTCCCTTGATTGGGAACAGCGTGAGGTTCGTAAAATCGACGGTCAGATTTCCGCTATGGAACTGGATGTTGAGAAGTTCAGCCGTATCAAATTAGAGCTTTACGAAGATTTGAAAGGCGGCTTGATTTCCAAGGAAGAATATCATTCTTTCAAGGAAGATTACGACGTTCGTATTCAATCTATCAAACAGCAGATTTCCAACCTTGTGAGCCAACGCAACGCCATCAAAGGTGGTTTGACAAGTGCCCAGGGGTGGTTCGCACAGTTCCGTAAATACGAGAACATCGAAAAGCTGACCCGCTTGGCAATCGTAAGTTTGATTGAGCGTGTCGAGATTAACGACAACAAGGACATCCATGTGAAGTTCAGACACGCAGACCAATTCGCCGCAGCTCTTGAATATCTGGAAATGCGGAGAAAACCCCAATGCAAAATAATTGTGATGAAGGAGGCTGGCTGGAATGGCAAGAACATCCCGCAAACAGCAAAAAACGTCGCTCAGTCAGTCGTATTCTGAGCAGACAACACTCTATAATGTAGCAATATACGCTCGTCTCTCCGTTGAGGATAACGGAAAGGACTCCGATTCTATTGAAAGTCAGATTGAATACTTGGAGGACTTCATCGCCAACGACCCGACTATGAGGAAAGCAGCCGTTTTCATCGACAACGGCTTTACCGGCACAAACTTCATGCGACCCGAATTTCAGCGTATGATTGATGCGGCTCGCCTTGGAGATATAAACTGTGTTGTGGTGAAAGACCTCTCCCGACTTGGCAGAAACTATGTTGAGACCGGCGAGTTTTTGGAAAAGGTTTGTCCGTTCCTCGGTTTGCGTTTTATTTCCGTGAATGACAATTACGATTCCGAAGCGACCACAAACAACTCCCAACTGGCGGCATCGCTCTCCAACATCATCAATGATTTCTATGCAAAGGACATTTCCCGAAAGGTCTTTTCCGCATTGAAAACCAAGATGGAAAAGGGCGAATATATCGGTGCTTGGGAAAAGTACGGTTATCTGAAAGACCCCGACAATAAGAACCGTCTTATTGTGAACCCCGAAACTGCTCCTATCGTTCAGCAGATTTTCCTATGGCGTAGCGAGGGTATGAGCTACATGGGCATCAATAAAAAGCTCAACGAAATGGATATTCCGTCTCCTGGGCAGTACAAGGCTGACCGTGGTATCGTAACCAATAATAATCAGAAGAAACGCAAAATCCTCTGGAACAAGCATATTGTTACCGACATCTTGAAGGACATTACCTATATCGGACACATGGCACAGCGTAAAACTACTCAATGCCTCCACAAAGGCGTTCAGTTCAGCCGTGTCAATGAGGAAGATTGGGTCGTGGTTTATAACACTCACGAGCCTATCATCGAACTGGAGCTTTTCGACAAGGTACAGGAAATCAATCGTGCGACCGCAGAAAGAGCCAAAGCGAATAGCGGTAAGTACGACCACCTTCCCAAAGAAAAGAATATCTACAGTGCAAAGCTCGTCTGTGCAGATTGCGGTGCGAGAATCAAGCTCCACCGTTCTTTCAGCACCAAGAAAGACAAGGTGTATTTCACCTTTAACTGTCCGACCTACGGAGAGCACGGCAAAATGGGATGCTCCAGTAGAGTAAAAAGAAAAGCTGAACTGGATGAGGCTGTGTTTCAATCCATCCGTGCTCAAATGGACGTGTTTATGGACACGGCATATATCATCAAATCTTTGCTCGCACAAAAGCAGGCTATCAACAAGGGTGCTGCGAGAAAGAAAACAAAGGCTTCCTTAAACGCAAAGATTAAAAGTCTTCGCTCCGCTATCTCCACTCTGTATGTGGACTTAAAGGACGGTTTGCTGACCGATGAAGAATATCTTATGCAAAAGGAAAAGTACCAAGTTCAGATTGCAGAGCTTGAACATACTTTAGGTGAGCTGAACCGTGACGAAACGGACACGGAAGAAACGCTCATCGGTACAAAACGCTGGGCGGCTATCGCAGAGGAATATTCCGATGCCACAGAACTGTCCGAAGGTATGTTGAACGCTTGCGTGGAGCTGATAAAGGTTCACGCAGACGGTTCACTTGAAATCACTTTCAACTATATGCAGGAGTTCAAGGAACTTCTGGAAACAACAGAACGCTTGAAGAAGGAGGTGGCATAAATGCCGAAAGCATTAGCGTTGTATCTGCGACTTTCCCAAGAAGATATAGACATTCGGCGTAATGCCGCCAAAGACGAGAGCAACAGTATCTCGGCTCAACGTAGCCTTATCACAAGGTATATCGACGAAACCCCCGACCTCTGCAATCTCCCTCGGTTGGAGTTCTGCGACGATGGTTTTTCCGGTACTAACTTCTCCCGTCCCGATTTTCAGCGTATGATTGAGCTGACAAAGCAAGGTGAAATCGGCTGTATCATCGTAAAGGACTTATCCCGTTTCGGTCGTGATTATCTTGAAGTGGGCGACTATTTGGAGCATATTTTTCCGTTCCTCGGTATTCGTTTCATTTCCATCAACGACCATTACGACAGCTCCAATCACGATGGAAAGACCGTAGGTATGGACATCACGTTCCGCAACCTTATCTACGATTACTATAGTAAAGACCTTTCCTCAAAGGTCAAGACGGCGATGCGTTCCAAACAGGAAAAAGGCGGATACGTTACCTGCGTTCCTTATGGATATAAGACCTCACCGGAAAACAAACACAAGATGGTTATAGACGAGCCTGCAGCAGAGATTGTCCGTGAGATTTTCGATGCGGTTATTGCAGGCAAGTCCACAAGTGAGATTGCCGCAAATCTCAATGCAAGAGGTATTCCGACACCGAACGAATATAAGAGCGTTCGACGTAAGGATAAAGGTGAACCCCAATGGACACACCCTCGTATCACCTACATGATTCGCAATATCAAATACACGGGTGTTATGACTAACCACACAAGGGAGAGCCGTTTCATCCGTGATAAAAACCAAAGGCGTGTTCCTATGAGTGAGTGGATTATTCATCCCGATGCTCACGAAGCAATCATTCCTCGTGAGAAATGGGAGCAGGCAAATGAAATGCTCCGTAACCCCAAGAAAGTAACCAAGGCGGTTCTCGACCAACCCGACAGAGTTTATTACTGTGCTCATTGTGGCAGAAAGCTCCGCAAGACATACGGCTCCGACCAGTATTATTCTTGTGTATCTGCCAAGTATCAGCACGACAGCGAGTGCTCCGGTATTCGTCTGAAAAGAAGCGAAATGGAAGACATTCTCGTTGAAGCGTTGCGAGCACAAATCAACTTTGTGAAGCAGACGAGACAGACCGTAAAGAAAGAAACGGTCTCTCCGAGCGTAGAGTGCTACCGTGCCATTACGCAGGTCGAAAAGGAACTGGCACAGCTCCAAAACAAGAAACTGGAACGCTATGAAGCGTATCGCTCCGGTGAGATTAGCCGTGATGATTTCATCAAAGCTAAAGACCAAATCACCACCCAGGCGGACGAACTGACCGCAAAAAAAGAACAGCTTGAAAGAGACTACAAAGCTCTGCTTCAAGCCAAGCAACACGAGGCTGAAACACAAGCCGAGTTCTCCCAAGCTGAAAAGGTTCTTGCCGACTTCGATGCAGGATTGCGAGAACACCTGTATGAAGCAATCGAGCAAGTAATCGTAACCACCAACGAACAAATTGAAATCAAGTGGGTATTCGCAGACATCTTCGCTCAGAAGGAAGAAATCTGCTGATTTTGAACAAAAAGAGGTTTTTGCCCCTATTATTACACGAGC